CAAGACCTTAAGGCAGTTCATGGTCTTTCTGCAGAAACTGAATTGGCAAATATTTTGTCAACTGAGATTCTTGCTGAAATGAATCGTGAAATTATCCGTACAGTAAATCTAAATTCAGTAACATCTACAAGAGGTGCTACTGCTGGAACATGGAGTATGGATGTTGCTGCAGATACTGATGGTCGTTGGATGGTAGAGAAATTCAAAGGCATTGTTCATGCAATGGAACAAGAAGCTAATGATATTGCTGTTGGAACTCGTAGAGGAAAGGGTAATTGGGCTGTAGTTTCTCATGGCGTTGCTGCTGCATTAAATGCTGCAGGCGCAATGGATACTGGTCTAGGACTTTCAGGTAATGCTGGTTTTGACAGTGATGCTACAGGTTCATTATTTGCTGGTACTCTATTGGGCGGTATGAAAGTTTATATCGATCCATATGCAGGCGTAGACTATTTCACAATTGGTTATAAGGGTACTAATCCTTATGATGCTGGAATGTTCTATTGCCCATATGTACCATTAAGCATGATGAAGACAATTGGCGAAGATGACTTCCAACCTCGTATCGGATTCAAAACTCGATATGGTTTGGCTGACAACCCATTTGTTACTGCTGGTGCAGGCGCAAACGTATATTACAGAAAGCGTAAGATTCTCGCGCTATAATCTTGTAAAAGATATACATCTAAACCCGCCGAAAGGCGGGTTTTTTTTGTATAAATAGTATTATGCCAAATTTTTTAAACCCATCATCGTTCGTATTATCACTTGACTCCCAAACATATTCGGGTGCAGAGTTTACGATTCAAACTATGATGCTTCCAGATGTTACAGCAGAGGGTGCACCCTTACAATTTAAACAAGTAAATATTGCAACTGTTTCTGACAAAATTGCATTTGGAACATTTGAAGTTTCATATCTAATAGATGAAGACCTTTTAAATTATAAAGAGATATTTGATTGGTTAAAATCTAATGTTGAAACAAATCATACAGCAACTAATCATGTTAGGGACCTAACTCTAACCATAATGAATTCTGCTAATAATGTCACCAAACAGATAAAATTTGTTGATGCTTATCCGACAAGTCTCTCATCTCTACCATTTGACATAACAACTACTGAAGTAGAATACTTAACTGCAGTTGTAATGTTTCAATATTCTTACTATCAATTCCTATAACAAATACTTTATATTATGTAATGTTAACTAGAATAGACATAATTAATTATTATGCAACTAGTATTAAAGCTAAAAACTATTTAGAAATAGGTTGTGCATATAATGAATGCTTTGATAAAATTAAAATCCCTAGCAAAATAGGTGTAGACCCATACTCTGGTGGTACCATTCGTATGCCTAGTAATGAATTCTTTAAAGTTAATCTACAAAAATTTGATATTATCTTTATTGATGGCGAGCATGAACATGAACAGGTATGGAGAGATTTTCAAAGTGCAATGAAGTTTCTAAGACCGCGTGGCTATATATTTCTACATGATATGTTACCACCTGGAGAGGACCATGCAAAATGGCCATTTACAGATGATGACCCTAAACCTAGGTGTGGTAATAGTTGGCGTGTTATATTTGATATTCTTAAATTAAATAAAGAGTTTTATATTATTGATAGAGAGACAGGCATTGGTGTTTGGAGAAATAAACCATACGTACATAATATGAATATTGATTCAAAAGAGATTGCATATAAAAAATTTCATTTTCTTAAATCTGAATTACAAATAATAGACTCAACTACTGCACTTAAAAAGTTAATATAAATATATAGATGAAGAGTAATTGGCAACTACACACTGGTTTAGAAGACCCTACATGCGCATTAAAATGGGTTTGGTCTAGTGTTAAGTTAAAAGAAGGAACATCTGCGTCCTGCCATAGAACCAAATATGATAAAATCCCAGAGGGAGACTTTGGGAAATTTCACCACACCCCTAGTAAAATAGCTACCCGTAAACTTATGTTAGATGGTATATGGCCAACAGTGCCTGAGGGGATGCAAGAAGGATGTGAATACTGTAAAAAGATGGAAGATGCTGGCGCTATTTCTGATAGAATGGAAGCTAATGACTGGCCAGTAGGAAAGGGTCTTTTTACAAATAATACAGAGCCAGATAAAACCGAATGTAAATTAATGGAAATATATTTCAGTAATTTATGTAATCAAGCTTGTGTGTATTGTTCTGCTGAATATAGTACTACATGGGAAGCTGAAAATAAAAAGTTTGGTCTCAAACAAGATATACAACCTTATGCATTAGAATTTTTTAATGACGAAGAGAAATATCAAAATATAATAAAAGAATTTTGGGAATGGTTAGACCACGGTGTTTATAATTTAACTAAGCTTAATATATTAGGTGGGGAACCTTTTTTCCAACCACAATTATATGAACTATTAGATTTTTTTAAAACACATCCTTGTCCCAATTTGGAATTAACAATATTTAGTAACTTGAAAGTACGGCCTAAAAAGTTTCGTGAAACAATGGATAAAATAGGTATTCTTGTTGGTACAGGTTATGTTGATAAGATGAGGATTATTTGTTCTATTGATAGTTGGGGACCATCATATGAGTACATACGGTGGGGTGGTGAATCTAAAGAATGGGAAAAGAATTTTAGTATATTAGTTCAAGAATATCCAGAAGTTGAACCAGAAATTCATATGACAGTAAATGCTATGTCAGTAAAGACCCAACCAGAATTAGTAAACATGTTAAATAAATATAACACAAAAGAAAATTTAATACATCTATCAGCAAACTTTGTGGTATGGCCAGGTCATATGATACCTGAATTATTTCCTAAAGGATTTTTTACAGAAGATTTTAAAAGACTTTATAAAGAATTAGATGATGGAGTATGGGCGCCAAGTGTTAAGGAAATGATGCAGGGATATGAGAAAGCTATAGATAATACACCTGTTAATTATGCAAAAATAAATAAACTAAAAGAAGAACTAACTAATATAGACAAAAGGAGAGGTTGTGATTGGAAAAAAACATTCCCTTGGTTAGATGAATTTAATGTCCCAAACATTCTGTCCATTACCCTTTAACCATATATACATACACCCAACAAATAGGGCAAGTGTGTGTTGTGTGTTTGATAAAAAAGAAGAATATATTAATGGTTTGTCTAACATAAAAGAATATAAAAATTTATCTGACCATCTTACTCATCCATTTATAAAAAGCATACAACAAAAAATGTTAAAAGGAGAACGTGTAAAGGGTTGTAAGACATGTTATTTTAATGAAGAGCATGGATATAAAAGTATAAGAGAAAGAGAAATTGAATTATGGAATATAGATATTGATAATTTAAAATTACAATATATAGAAGTAACCTTTGGTAATTATTGTAATTTAGCTTGTAGAACATGTAATGCTGACCTTAGTCATTCTTGGGTGGAAGATAATAATAAGTTAAAAGATAATCAATTACCTAGTGTTTCAACTAAAACTAGAATAAACATTGAAAGAGAATGGAAAAATGAAGATTTAAAAGATTTAGAATATTTAAAAATAACTGGTGGTGAACCAATGTTACACCCAGATTTTCCTAAATTTCTAGAAAAATTAAATAGAAAAAATATAAAAATGTTTATATTCACTAATACAAGTTGGGTTCCTAAACAAAGAATACTTGATATGCTTTTGGAATTTAAACATTGTCAAATATTTTTGAGTATAGATGGTATAGGAACAGTTCAAGAATATATGAGACATAATTCTAAATGGGATATTGTGGAAAAAGCAGCTTGTGAGTGGTTAAAATTTATGAAATACAATAATAATATACAAGTATCTTGGTGTCCAACTTGGTCATTAATGAATGGAAGCTATTATATAGATATATGTAATTGGTGGTTAAAAACAATAAATGAAATACTAGGTAAAAGAGCTAATGACTGTGGATTGGTTAAAACAAATTTTGTATCTGGACCAGCGTATTATCAAATGGGTCTTTTATCAAATAGAGAAGAATTAAAAAATAAAGCTAAACATTATATAACTGAATTAAACTTCAAAAATCCTTTGCATTGGTCTGGCATAGATGAAATTATAGAAATGACAGAAGCATATATACAATTTTTTGATAAAGATGTTCCACCTAAAAATGAATTAGATACTTATTATAAAGTAACAGAAAAATTAGATGAGTGGCGAGACCAATCACTTGAACAAATGGTACCATTAACTTATAAAGCTATGTACAAACAGGCTAAACTATGATATAATATATACTAATGGCTTTATTTAAATCAAAAAAATGGCAAGGTGTTCGTAAAAAAACAAGTATCGGTAGACGGTGGATTAAGACCTCATCTATGAATAAACGTAAGAGAGCCTCATTTAAAAAATATAACGGTCAGGGATGAGTAATTATATTACTA